CCCGGCGCTGCGGATCTTCGACGCCTGATGCGCAGAAAAATTCAGCATCATCGCAGGTCAGCGGCGTGCAAGCTCGCCGCTCATCTCTCTCTGACACCCGGTGTTTTCCCGTGTCACGTCACGCTAACTCTGGGGGTCACGCCATGAGCTCGGCCACTGCCGCTGAGCCCGCCGGCCCTGACCTCGAGCCCCGTGGGTGCGAGCAGTGCGGCCGCGTGTTTGAGCCCCAGCGCACGACGCGCCGATTCTGCTCGACGACCTGCCGGAAGCGGGCGCAGCGCGAGCGGCGTCGTGCCGCTGAGCGCGCGGCGGCCGAGGCGGCCGAGGCAGAGGCCGCAGCGACTGCCGCCGAGTCAGACGAGATCGGCCCGCCGGTCGTCAAGCTCGTCGACGCGCTGCAGCGGAAGTTGTCGGTGGCCGGCGAGCACGTCGTCGACTCGTTCGAGGGGCAGCTCGCGCTGCAGCTGGCCAGCAAGATCGCCAACCCCGGCGAGTCGGGTGTCGCCACCCTCGCGAAGGTGCTGCTGCAGGTGGTCGACGCGGCCATGACGACGCGCCCCGAGGACAGCGGCATGAGCGCGGCCGCCGACCCGGCACCGGTCGAGCCCGAGGTCGACGACGGGGCGCACGCCGAGGGCGACGAGGTCGAGAGGATGCGCGATGCCAAGCTCCGCGCCGCCGCTGCTGGCCAGGAGGCTGATCGAGCCTGACGTCTGGACCTGCCCCCACGGGGCCCGGACGCGACCGCAGGTCGTGCACACCCTCGGGCCCGAGGTCGCTGACGTAAACGCTCGAGCCGGGTTCGCGCCCGACCCGCAGCAGGAGCTGATCCTCGACCTGACGTTCGCCGTGCGGCCTGACGGGTCGCCGGCGTCGTTCGAGGTGTGCGTGATCTGCGCTCGGCAGAACCTGAAGACGGGGTCGCTGAAGCAGATCACGATCGGGTGGCTCTACGTCCTGAACGTGCCCGAGGTCATGTGGACCTCGCACGAGATGTCGACGACGATCGAGGCCCAGGACGACCTGGCCGACCTCATCATCGGCGGCGAGTCGCCCTACCTGCGCAGCCGAGTGCTGCGGCAGAAGAACCAGGGCATCTACACCGACAACGGCAGCGAGCGGCTCGAGCTGCGCGACCCGCGCACCGGCCTCGAGCAGACCGTGATGTTCAAGGCCCGCCGCGGCGTCTCCGGTCGAGGTCTCGCCCGTCCGAAGCTGATCCTCGACGAGGCGTTCGCACTGTCCCCGCGCATGCTCGGCTCTCTGCTGCCCACGATGACCGCGACGCGCAACGCCCAGGTCGTCTACGCCTCGAGCCCCGGCATGGCGGTGGTGCCAGGCAGCTCGAACGGCAGCGAGGCGCTGTTCGAGATCCGCGACCGTGGCACCAAGGGCACAAGCGCGGCGATGACCTATGTGGAGTGGAACTCTCCGAAGACCGAGTGCGACGACCCGGACTGTGCGCACCCGAAGGACTGGGGCGGGCAGCGGTTCCCACGGCCCGAGGACCGTGGGTGCGCGCTCAACCGGGTCGAGTTGTGGGAGAAGGCCAACCCCACGCTCTCGACCGGCCGGATCACCCTCGAGCGGCTCGCTGACCTGCGCCAGGCACTGCCCTCCGAGGAGTTCGCCCGCGAGTCGCTGGCCTGGTGGGAGGACGACGACGTCGAGGCGACGGGCGTCGCGATCGACATGACCCTGTGGGGCCACCTCGGGGCGAAGCGGGCCCCAGCGTCACGCCGGGTGGCTGTGGTGCTCGACGTCGAGCCCGACGAGAGCGCCGCGACCATCGGAGTGGCCGGCGACGGACCCGGTGGCCGAGCGTTGCTCGCAGTGCACACCGGGCCGGGGCTCACCTGGGTGGTCGACCGGGTCAAGAACCTGCGCGCGAACACCGAGGTGCTCGAGCTGGCGCTGCACCACAAGCGGACGGCGACGCTGGCGACCCGCCTGACCGCCGAGCGCATCCCGTTCGAGGTCCTGACGGCCGCCGACCCCGCCGCGGGGTGCAGCACCCTTCTGCAGGGCCTCGCCGAGGGCACGGTCACCCACCTCGAGCAGGACGAGCTGACTACCGCGGCCGCTCTGGCACGCACGCGCATGGTCAACGAGGTGCAGGTGTGGGATCGACGCGACCGCGACGTGCACATCGGGGCCGTGGTGGCCGCAGCGACCGCTCTGCACCGCTACCGGGTGCTCACCGCCAAGCCCCGCACCCCGCCGCCGTCGCCGCTGCTGGTCTCGGCCACCGAGCGCGACCGACCTGACGACATCGACATCTCGACCGCCGGATTCTGAGAGAGGGAGGTGCGCGAGACGTGACCGTCGACATCGCCGCCACCTTCCCCGACGAGACGCCCGGCTTCACGCCCCCACCGACTCCGCAGCGGGACCGCGGCTACGCCAGCGACGGCCCGAACCAGTGGTCGTGGACAAACCTGGCCTCCGAGCCGACCCCGGAGCTGCGGTGGCCGGCCTCGCTTGACGTCTACGAGCACATGAACGCCCAGGACGCTCAGGTGTCCTCGGTGATGCGTGCGGTGATCTCGCCGATCCTCGGGACGACGTGGCGCCTCGACGGGTCGGGCTGCCGTCCGGAGGTCGTGGCCCATGTGGCCGCCGACCTCGGCCTGCCCGTGGTCGGGCAGGACAACGACGTCCCAGCCGTGCGCAGCCGCGGCCGGTTCTCCTGGTCTGAGCACCTCGCGATCGCGCTCGAGGACGCCCTGCAGAACGGGCACGCCGTGTTCGAGCAGAAGTACCGACCCGACGCCAACGGCCTGTGGCACCTGGCCAAGCTCGGCTACCGGCCGCCGAAGACGATCGTGCGGTTCAACGTCGCTCGCGACGGTGGCCTGGTCTCGGTGGTGCAGCGTGCCGCCGGTTCGTTCGGCAGCGGCATCACCTCGACGAGCAGCCAGACCGAGATCGAGCTCAAGGTCAACCGGCTCGTCGTGTACGTCAACGGCCGCAAGGGCGGCAACTGGATCGGGCGCTCGCTGCTGCGACCGGCCTATAAGTTCTGGCTGCTGAAGGACCGGGTGCTCCGCACCCAGGCTCAGTCGATCGACCGCAACGGCATGGGCGTCCCGGTCTACACGAGCCCCGAGCACGAGGAAGACCTGAGTAAGGGCCAGGCGATCGCCACGGCCGTGCGCGCCGGCGACAACTCGGGCACCTCGCTGCCCTACGGCGCGAAGCTCGAGCTGATGGGCGTCACCGGCAGCCTGCCGAATGCCGACCCGGTCCTGCGCTACTACGACGAGCAGATCGCCCGCGCGGTCCTCGCGCACTTCCTGAACCTCGGCACCCAGACGGGCTCATGGGCGCTCGGCTCGACGTTCGCGGACTTCTTCACCCAGTCGCTGCGCGCGGTCGCCGAGAACATCCGCGACACCGCCACCCAGCACATCGTCGAGGACCTCGTCGACATCAACTGGGGCCCCGACGAGCCCGCGCCGCGGATCGTCTTCGACGAGATCGGCGCCGGCCAGGAGAGCACCGTGCAGGCGCTCGCGACGCTCGTGCACTTCGGGGTCCTGCACCCCGACGAGGACCTCGAGCAGTTCGTGCGCACCGCCCTCGGTGTGCCGCCGTACAAGCCCGACCCGAACGACCCCGAGCCGCCGCCGCCAGCGCTGGCTGCCCACCCGAAGCCGACGGCCCCGTCGCCAGTCCCCGAGGAGGACGCGTGAGCCAGCCTCAGCCCCGCCAGGACGCGGTGCCGACCTACCGCTACTGGGGTGCCCGCAAGCCCCCCAAGCAGCGCGCCGAGATGTTCTCGGTCGCACCGCCCACCCAGGCCGTCGTGCTCGCCGAGGGCGGGCCTACGGCGGCCGCGCAGGGTGCCACGGTCGGCACGATCCGCATGTACGGGCCCATCGACTCGTGGGGCGGTTGGTGGGGAATCTGCGCCGAGGATGTCTCCGAGGCCCTCGACCTTCTCGGCCCGGTCGACCAGATCGTGCTGCGCGTCAACTGCCCCGGCGGCGAGGTGTGGGAGGCGCTGACGATCCTCAACATGCTCCGCGCCCACCCGGCCAGCATCACCGCCGTCGTCGACGGCCTGTGCGCCTCGGCCGCCTCGTTCGTGGTCGCCTCGTGCGACGAGCGGGTGATGTCGCCCGGTACGCAGCTGATGGTGCACGACGCGAGCGGGTTCGCGTTCGGCACGCCTGCCGACATCGCGAAGACCGTGGCGATGCTCGAGACCTCGTGCAACTCGAGCGCCCAGCTGTTCGCCGACGCCGCCGGCGGCACCGCCGCCGAATGGCGGGCCGCGCAGGTCGCCGAGACCTGGTACACCGCCCAGGAGGCTGTGGCGGCCGGTCTGGCCGACCGTGTCGACGTCGTCCCCGACGCCGGCCCCAGCACCACGGTCGACCCCGACGACGAGCCCGGTAGCGACGACGGCGCCGACGTCGAGGACGACGACCCCATGGCCCTGGTCGCCCAGCGCTTCGACCTGTCCATCTACGCCTACGCCGGTCGCTCCCACGCGCCGGCGCCCCGCCCGGTCGCCTCGCTGCGCACCGGCCACCAGCCCCCGAGCGCGTCCGCGGTCGGGTCCGTCACCACTCAGGAAGGGAGCAGCACCGTGGCCTTCAGCCCCGAGCAGCTCACCAGCATGAGGCAGGACCTCGGCCTGGCGGCCGACGCGGACGAGGCCACCATCGTGGCCGCACTGTCCGAGGTCGTCGCCGAGCAGGCCGAGGACCGGCCGTCGCCGTCCGACACCCCCACCCAGCGCGCCAGCGTCCCGCCGGGCATGTCGCTCATCGAGACCGACGTGCTCACCCAGCTGCAGGCCGGTGCCAGCGCCGGCCAGGCCGCGCGCGACCAGCAGCAGGCCGAGCACCGCGAGCGCGTGCTCACCCAGGCGCTGCGCGAGGGCCGCATCACCCCCGCCCGCCGCGAGCACTGGGCCACCCAGCTCGCCGCAGACCCCGAGGGCGTCGAGCAGCTCATCACGAGCCTGCCCGCCGTCGTCCCGACGGCCGAGCACGGTCACGCCGACGGCCCCGAGGTCGAGCCGGGCAGCTCGCTCGACGAGATCCGCAAGTCGCCCGCCTACCAGAAGTGGAGCATGTGATGCCCGCCGTCCCGATGCAGTTCAAGACGGGCCCCCGCACCTACGTCCCCGCCGAGCTCATCATCGGGGGCCAGGTCATCGAGGCCCGCGCCAACGGCCGGGTCGGCGTCGCCGGCGCCGGCTCCCTGAAGACCCTCGGGATCGCCGTCACCGACGGCATCAACCCCGAGGCCCGCGTCACGGCCACCACCACCGGTGCCGACGGCCGCCCCGTGCTCAACGCCGCACCGCTGCCCAACATCGTCACCACCGCCGACTCGGGCATCAGCGTGCCGTGCACCTACGCGAACGCCGCCGCCTTCGGGGACCGGCTCAAGGCGGCAGCCAACGGACAGGTCACCCCGCTGGTGACCAACGACGACCCCCGCATGACCGTCGGCATCTGCGACGAGCCCCTCGGGGTCGCCCAGGGCGCCATCGGCCTGACCCGGACCAAGTGAGGACACCATGACCATCGGACTCGTCTCCGTCGACGACGCCCCCCGGATCACAGTCAGCGAGCTCCTGGCGAACCCGCTCGTGATCCCGGCGCGTGTCCTCGACCTGCTCGCCAACCAGTTCCTCTCGGCTGCGCTGCTGCGCGACGCCGGCCCCAACAACAGCAGCCTGGTCACCTACGAGGAGTCCAGCCCGCTCTACTTCGGCGGCGACGTCGAGTACGTCGGGGAGTTCGCCGAGATCCCGGTGAAGGCCGGCCAGCGCGGCCTGCCGCGGATCGCGGCCGGCACCCCGCAGGGCCTCGGTATCCGCATCAGCCGCAAGATGCGCGACACGAACAACATGATGGAGGTGCAGCGCCAGCTGCAGCAGGTGGTCAACACCTTCATCCGCAACGACGAGCGGATGCTGCGGGCGCTCTTCGACAACCCCACGATCCCCACGATCGCCGCCGGCGCCCCCTGGGACACCGCCAGCGGTCGCCCCCGCAACGACATCGCCCGGGCCGACGAGGTCATCGCCTCGGCTCGCCCGAGCACGTCGGGGACGGCCACGGACACCAACTTCGGCTTCGAGGCCGACACGGTCGTCTTCCCGGGCTCGATCGTGCCGGTGCTGCAGGGCAACGACTCGTTCAACTTCGTGCTGAACAGCCGCGACTCGGTCGTCTCCGAGGACATCCGCTACACCGGCAAGCTCCCGAACCAGGTCATGGGTCACAACGCCCTCAAGTCCCGGTCGTTCGCCCCGACCAAGGTGCTGGTGCTCGAGCGCAAGACCGTCGGCTTCTACAGCGACTTCCAGGCGCTGCAGGCGACCGGTCTCTACCCCGAGGGCGGCGGCCCCAACGGCGGCCCGACCCAGTCGTGGCGCTCCGACACCACCCGCGAGCGGGTCTCCGGTCTCGACCAGCCGTTCGCGGCGTGCTGGATCTCGGGGGTGACGAGCTGATGGCCGAGCCCAAGGCGGGCAGCTACGAGCTGCTGGCGCACTCCTGGCAGGAGATCCTGTCCAAGCCCGGCGAGCCGTTCGACTTCGTCATGCACCACCAGGGCGACACCGTCGAGCTCAACAAGGCCGACGCGCGCCGGTTCCTGCGCGACGGCCTCGTCAAGGACCCGAACGCCCCGGAGGGCAGCACGCCCGGGGCGGGCGAGTCCCGCCCCCCGGGTGACGACGACGTGCCCGACACCGCCGACGGTGAGGGCATCCCGGCCGCCGCGGCGGCCGCGCCCCGCCGCACCCGAGGCGGGACCGCCTGATGGTCGCCCGGTCCGACTACGAGGCCGCGGTGCTCGCCTACGTGCGCACCGAGGACGGCGAGGTCGTGCAGGTCGACGAGGGCCACGTCATCCCGGTCAACGTCGACCCCGACCACCTCGAGCAGCTGCTCGCGGCCGGTGTCGCCGTCGAGCGGGAGCCCGCCGAGAAGCCGACGCCGCAGAAGGCCACCGGCGTCAAGCCGGCCGCCGAGGGCGACAAGGCCGGCGACAAGGCCGAGGGCGACAAGGGCTGATGTCGAAGTCGGAGATCCTCGCCGCCTCGGTCGACGTCAAGGTGGTGTCGGGGCTCATGGCAGCCCGTGCACCGGGCCTGGTCGATGAGGACTCCGACAAGTACCCGCTGTTCCAGACCACCGTCGGGGGCGTGGCCCGTGAGGTTGCGCCCCTGGCGGGGTCGGTGCCGCAGGAGGGCGCTGAGCCCTCGGAGCGGTGGGAGCTGGCGCTGTGGGCCGTCGCCCTGGGTGTCGCGGCCTCAATCGAGGGGTCGCTCTACCCCGAGCAGAACGAGCTCGCGTCCACCTCTCAGGCGCAGATCCTCACCGCCCGCTACCAGGCCGTGCTCGAGCAGCTGCGCGGCCACATCGAGGGAGACGACGGCGCGGACACCGACAGCGTCCCGCCGCCGCTCGGTAGCTTCCCGCCGGCCCCCAGCTACCCGGACCCAGCGTTCGGGTACGCGGGTGGCTACTACGGCGGCGGCCGGTTCGTCTCCGGCTCCCCGTACAACGGCGGCGGCTGGTGATCGGCTTCGAGCTCGTCGGCGGCCCGGCCGTGGAGATGCTGGACCGGATCGAGTCGCGGCTGCAGAACACTCGGCCGGTCATGGCCCAGCTCGTTGACGACTTCCACGACCTCGAGCAGGACGCGTTCGCCAGCGCCGGGTTCGGATCGTGGGCGCCGGACAGCGCCGAGACCGTCGCCTACAAGGGCAGCTCGCGGGTGCTCGTCGACACCGGCGCGCTGATGTCCTCGCTGGTGCACGGGGGAGCACTGTCGCTCAGCGACGACGAGGTCACGTTCGGGACCTCGGTGCGTGCGGCGCCGTACCTCAAGCGCGGTGCGCGTGGCGCCCCGCCACGCGACCCGATCCCCGACCCGCCGCCCGAGCGTGTCGAGCTGTGGGCCGAGCAGATCGCGCGCTATGTCGCTGGCGGTGCTGAGTGAGCACGGTCCGCACCGCCACGCTGGTCAGCGCGGCCGCGGTGTGCGACGCCCTCGAGGAGTCGCTGACCGCCTACCTGCCCCGGGTGCTCGACTACCTCGGCTGGACCGACCTGGGGGCCGTGAGGACCTGGCACCAGGTCCCGCGCATTGAGGCGCTGACCACCGCCGACGTCCCGGCCGGCGGCATCGAGTCACCGGGGCTCACCGGCCCGCCCACGAAGAACAGCGACGGCACCTACGGCTGCGAGTGGGAGGTCACCGCGGGCGTGTTCGCGCGTGGCAGTGACTACGCCGCGACGCAGTCAGCTGGCCGCCGGTGGCCTATGGCACTGGTCGCCGCCGCCCTGGTCGACAGGTCGCTCGGTGGGAAGGTCTCGCGCACCGAGTGGGTCGGCCAGGACCTCGCCCGGATCCGCACCCGCGACGCAGCTCGCACCATCACCCTCGGCGCCGCCACGTTCCACGTGCGCGTCGACACCGTCCTCGACCCGGGCGACTTCCGGCTGCCCGGCCTCGGCCCGGACGTCACCACCACCGACGTACAGGTCACCCAGTCCAGCCCGCCCGGCCCTCTCACCACCTGAAGGAGCTCAACCCATGTCCCGACCCCAGGTCATCGTCACGGTCCGTGACGCAGTGCCGCGGCGTGGCGCTGACAGCGTCACGGGCACCGCGTTCCTCCTCTACGCCGGCGCCACGGGCACCGAGACGCCGGTGGTGTGCAAGACCACCACCGACGCCACCGCCACGAGCGCGCCCGCCCAGGTCGTGCAGTACGTGGGTGACGCCCTCACCCAGGGCGCGCCCCGGGTGGTGCTGCTGCGCGCGACGGCCGCCGACCCGGCCAACGTCACCCAGGCCGAGTGGGCCACCGCGCTGGGGCTGCTGACCGACGGCTACGGCGTCGGCCAGGTCCTCATCCCCGGGGTCACCACCTCGGCGGCCTACGCGGCGCTGCTGGCCCACGCCGACGCGGCCGGTCGGTGCGTCCTGCTCGACTGCGCCCCGACCTTCACGCGCTCCGCGCTGGTCACCACGGCCACCGGGCTCGCGTCCGCTGCGGGCGCCGAGCGGGCCACCATCGTGACCGGCGCCGTGCTCAACGGCACCGCCCCGGGCACCACCCGCACGGTGCCCGGCTCGGTCATCGCGGCCGGTCTCGCCGCCCGTGGTGACGCCGCCAACGGCCACGCGAACAACCAGCCGATCGCCGACGCCGGTGTGGTCGTCGGCGGTGTCGGGGTGCCGACGGCCCTCAGCGACGCCGACCTTGACGCCCTGCACGACGTGGGCGTCTCGTGCATCATCCCGTTCCTCGACTTCAACCAGGGCACGACGGTGATCGAGCTCGGCAACTGGGAGTCGCTCTCGCAGGTCGACGCGTTCCGCCAGCTCAACTGGGGCCGCTTCGGGATGCAGATCGCCGTCGGAGCCGGGTCGCTGCTCCACCAGTTCATCGGCAAGCAGATCGACGGCAACGGCCACCTCTTCGCCGAGGTCAAGGCCGTCCTCAGCGGCTACCTCACGCCGCTGTGGACCGCGGGTGCGCTCTACGGCGACACCGCCGCCGACGCCTTCGAGGTCATCGTCGACGAGACCGTGAACACCCCCGCCACCATCGCCGCCGGCGAGGTCCACGCCCTGGTCGGCATCGTGCTCACGCCCGGCGCCGAGAAGGTCTACGCAGACGTCGTCACCACCATCGCGCAGGGAGTCGCAGCATGAGCGCCGACCAGATCATCGGGCAGGACAACGCCCTCATCACCGTGACCGTCGACGGCAAGTCGATCGGCCGCTTCGAGACCCTCTCCGGTGGCGACGCCTCCGCAACGGTCAACAAGGGCCGCGACGCCGACGACCCGAACCGCGAGGTCACCTGGGCCGGCCGCTCAACGACCACCGACGTGGTCGTGACCCGCAAGTACGACCGGGTACGCGACCAGGCGCTGGCCAAGGCGCTGAAGAAGCGGGTCAACAAGGCCCGGGCCACCGCCCAGGACCAGCCGCGCGACGACAACGACCAGCCCTCCGGCGACCCCCAGGACTACGCCGGCCGACTGACCGCGGTTTCGACCGGCAACACCGACCTGAACGCCGGCGGCGGCGCCCGCATGCTCAGCCTGACCATCTCGGTGGAGACCAGCTCGTGAGCAGCGGCCGGCTCGTGACCGTCGTGACCCCCGGTGACGACGAGGACGACGCTGCGGCGCTCGACGGCACCGGGGAGCCCGGTCAGACCCCGGCCGCCCCGCAGAGCGCCCTGGCAGGGATCCGTCGCCGCCACCAGGAGCGCACCGCCCGCGGCAACGAGGAGATCACCACGCTGCTGGTGCCCCGCTCGGACCCGCCGGTGTTCGTGAGGTACGCCGAGGTCACCAGCCGCTCGCGCGAGAAGGTCCGCGAGCAGCTGGCCGAGCGTGAGATCCCCGAGGCCGACTACGAGTACGAGGCGCACCTGCTGCACCTCGTGCGCGCGTGCCGCGGCATCGGGGAGGTCGTCGACGGCCAGTTCCGCAGCCTCGACCCCGACGGCAAGCCGCTCGTCTTCGGCGACCGGCTGCGGGAGATGCTCGAGCTCACCGAGGCCGAAGCGCCGATCGCGCAGGACCTGGTGAAGGTGCTCTACGGCACCGAGGGCGACATCTACGCCACCGCCATGAAGCTCATCACCTGGTCGGGGTTCAACCAGCAGATCCGAGAGGCTGAGCTCGCGGGAAACTGACGGGCGACCCCGCCACCGCCGACGACGTCGAGGTGGCGGCGGTCGCCTTCCTGCACGGCCGGCCGCCCCTCGAGTACCTGGCCCTCGACCCTCTCGACGCCGTCATCGCGGCTGAGGTGATCCGTCGTGCTCGGCAGATCGAGCTTGAGCGGCGGGTCGCCGACACGAACAACCTGGCGCAGGCCATCCGCATGGGCAGGGAGGTGGTGATCGTCAATGGCGACTGAGGACGTCACCCTCCGCATGCGGTTGCAGGGCCGCACCGAGACCGCCAGTGGTGTCGCGTCGGTGAAGACCACGGTGACCGAGGCCGGCGCCGCCGCGCGCGCTGCGGGCGCCGAGGCCGCCGAGGGCGCCCGTGGCTGGCAGCTAGTGACCCGGTCGATGGAGGAGACCGCAGCGGGCGCCGCAGCCGTCCCCGGGAAGCTGCTCGCCTCGGGTCGCGAGGCCGGTGAGAAGTGGGGCGAGGGGTTCCGCGAGACCGCGAGGTCGATGCTGCTCGGCATCGGCGGCTTCTTCGCCGCCGAGCACCTCTTCGAGTTCGGCAAGGAGTCGATCACCGAGGCCGCGCAGACCCAGGCCAACATCGTCCGCGCGCAGGTGCTCTACGGCAAGGAGGGCGCCGAGCAGATCGAGAGCTTCGCCAAGCGCGCCGCCGACGCCTACGGCCTCTCGGAGTCGACCGCGATCAAGCAGGCGAACTCGTTCGCGCTGCTCGGCTCAGCCGCCGGGCTGCACGGCGAGGAGCTCGCCAAGTTCGGGACGACGTTCGAGAAGATGTCCTCGGACATGGCCGCCTACGCGGGCACCACCCAGGACCAGGCCCTCTCGGCGTTGCAGTCCGGGCTCCGGGGCCGCGGCACCGCCCTGAAGCAGTACGGCATCGTCATGTCGACCAGCGCCCTGCAGGCCGAGGCGCTGCACGACCACATCATCGCGCCGACCAAGGACGCCGCGCAGATCGCGATGACCCAGTCGATGCTCATCGCCGACCAGAAGGCGTACAGCGACGCGGTCGCGAAGTCGGGCGCGACGAGCCTCGAGGCACTGAAGGCCCACGTCACGCTCGAGGGCGCTCAGGTGGCGCTGAACAAGGCCGTGGCCGGGTCAGTGCCGCCGCTGACCGACCAGCAGAAGGCCCTCGCCGCCCAGCAGCTCATCATGCGGCAGGCCGGCGACACCCAGGGCGCGTTCGCCTCACACAGCGACCTGCTCGCCGAGAAGCAGCAGAAGCTCGGCGCCGAGATGGACAACGTGAAGGACAAGATCGGCACCGCGCTCCTGCCGATCGAGAACGACCTCGTCGACTTCATGCTGCACAAGGGCGTCCCGGCGCTCAAAGAGTTCTCGGACTGGTTCGAGCACAAGGGCGTCAAGGGCGTCGAGGACTTCGCCGGCAAGCTCAAGCCGCTGGCCACCAGCGTGCTCCCGGCCGCGAAGACCGCCCTCAGCGACGTCAAGGACATCGTCGGCCCCCTCGCCACCGACGTCGGCAAGCTCGCCGACGGCTTCAACGCCATGCCCGACTGGCTGCAGAAGACCGTCGTCGGCGCCGGTGTCGGCCTCTACGGCGCCAGCAAGCTCCGCGGCCTCGCCGGCACCCTCAGCGAGGTGACGGGCGTCGGTGGCACCGGCCGCGCCGGCCTCGGTGGCACTGGCGTCGTCGACGTCTTCGTCACCAACCCCGGCTTCGGCACCGGCGGGCCCGGCGGCACGCCCGGTGCAGCAGAGGCTGGGGCCGAGGCCGGAACGGTCGCCAGCGAGGCAGAGACGGGGCTCACGGCCGCCCAGCGCGCCGCACGGTGGTTCAGGGGCGGTGGGCCCATGACCGGCGCGCTGGCTGGCGACGTCACCGAGGCGCTGCCCTTCCTCAGCAGCGGCCTGCTCAGCAAGCTGACCATGCTCCCGATCTACCCCGATCACCAGGACGGCCCACCCATCGCGACGCTCGCGAACTACCCCAAGCCGGTGCAGGAGTACGGCGCGCTGACCCGCTTCCTCGGGGTCGACCAGTCCGACCCGAAAAACCCGGTCGGCAGCTCGCAGGACGTGCAGACCGCGATCGCCCGGTTCACCTCGACCGCGACCCTGGCGCAGTTCAAGGGGCTCGAGGCGACGCTGACCGCGCAGTTCGGGCAGGGCAAGGGGTTCGGGTTCCTCGACCAGCAGGGCGCCCGCATGGGCGCCAACTGGGGCATCTCGACCGCCCTGCCGCCCTCGTTTACCGACCGCTACCACACGCTGAGCATGGAGGCCGACGCCGCGAGCGCGAAGAAGCTCGGGGACACCCTGGCCGCCCTGCCCAAGGAGGTGCGCACCCAGATCACCACCCCGGGCGCGGACACCTCGCGCACGGCGCTCATGCGACTCTCCGACCAGGCCGACCTCACCGCGAAGCAGCGCAAACTGCTGGTGCAGCTGGCCAACTCGGCCGACCTGCTCGCCCAGCTGCACACGATCAACGCGACCGCCGACAACACCGCCCGGCCGCGGACGCTGTCGATCACCGAGGTGGGGCACCTGCTCACCGGCGGCTTCTTCGGCTCCGCGCCCTCGGGGTCGTCCCCGTCGCCGACCCCGACGCACAAGCGCGCCCGCGGCGGCCCGCTCGGTGCTGGTGACATCGCCCTGGTCGGCGAGGACGGCCCCGAGGTGTGGGTGCCGGACCGGGCCGGCACGATCATCCCGAACGTCGCCACCCGGGGCGGCGCATCCGCCGTGGCGATGGCCGACCAGGACATCGTGCTGCACAGCACCCTGAACCTCGACGGCAAGGTGGCCGCGCAGAGCACCGACCGGCACCACGCCCGAACGCTGGCGCGACTGTGAGCGGGCCGCGGCTGGTCACGATCCGGCCGGTGTCCCCGGCCGGCCCCGGCATCCTGGCGCTGCGCACCGACCTCGACACGCTCGCACCGGCGTCGGGCTCGCAGGCCGGGTGGACGGCCCAGGACCGGGCCCGCCAGCTCTCGGCCAGCGTGTGGACCGGTGTCGCGCCGTGGCAGCTGACACTGCCGATCGTGCTCGACGGGTACCGCGACCTGCATGGCTCGAACGACCACCCGGCCTCGGTCGAGACGCTGGTGGCCCGGGTGGAGTCGTGGCGGCGGAAGACCACCGGGCCGAAGGGCACCGGCCTGCCGGCGCTGCTCGCGATCTCGGGCCCGGTGATCGCACCGCGTGGGGTCCAGTGGGTGCTGACCGGGGTGGTCTACGGCGACCGCATCCGCGACCCGAAGACCGGGCAGCGGACCCAGCAGCAGCTGACCCTGACGCTGCAGCAGTACGACGCCCCCGACCTCGTGAAGTCCCCGGCGAAGAAGCACCGCCAGCGACACGGGCAGGACCACTAGCACATGACGGTGACAGCCACCGAGCTCGACATCACCGACCTGGGTCGCCAGCTCACCCTGGTCAGCCAGTCGCGGAAGACCCCGGCGTTCAACCTGACCGCCGCGATCTCCCCGGACGCCACGCTGACGACCACGATTGACGGCGCCTCGACCCTCGACGTGCCGGTCCTCGACGTCGACCGGGCGCTGCTGCGGTCCCCGGCGATGGGGGAGCGGTGCTGGATCGTGCTGCACGACCCGGCCGGCGATATCCACTTCGAGCTCGTCGGGCTGAGCAAGTCCGGCGACACGCTCACGGTGCACTTCGAGGACGCGATCGCTGCGGCGCTGCGCCGCCAGGACGGCAAGCTGACCATCGGGGCCGGGAAGATCACGATCCCCGGACTGGTGCACCGCCTCGTGGGGGATCTGGGGTCCAAGCTCGACGTCGACGTTGACGAGAAGACCCAGGCAGGGGCGATCTCGACGGCGGTCAAGCGGAACGTGAAGGGCTCGACGTCGAAGAACAGCTGGGACCTGCTCGGCGAGGTCGTCGGGCCGGTGAAGTGGCGCCGGTTCTCCACGGGCCGCCGGCTCGTGGTGGGTGCCGACCCGTGGCTGCTGGGTCGCAAGCCGGCGCTGCACCTGGCCGAGTTCGCCGACGGGGTCGGCTCGATCGACTTCGACTGGGACAAGGGGCAGCCGAAGAACGACGTCACGGTGCCCATCGACGCGCGGCTGCTGCAGGTCGCGCCCGGTGACCCGGTGCGGCTCGGTGACGACATGGGCCCGATCGCCGACACGTGGCTGGCCTCGACCTTCACCCGTCCGCTGAGCCAGACCCGCGGCACCCTGACGCTGACCCGCGAGACCAAGCCGTTGCACGAGCCGAAGCCGGCGCCGAAGAAGGGCAACACCGGCGACCCGAACTATCTGCCCGGCCAGACGGCCGCCGACCCCGGTGGTGTCGCCGGGAACGCCCAGCGGGCCCGGTTCGTGGCCGCGGCGATGTCGCACGCGGGCGCCCCCTACGTCTACGGCGAGGAGGGGCCCGGGTACGACTGCTCGGGGCTGATGCAGGCGGCGAGCATCGCCGCCGGCAAGCCGCTGCCGCGCACCGCTGACGAGCAGGCGGGGGCGTGCGCGGCGCAGCACCGGATCGTCTCGGTCGCCGAGGGCCTGGCCACCCGTGGGGCGCTGCTGTTCCGGCTGCACGGCGGCGGCGTCGACTCGCACGTCGCGATGTCACTGGGCAACGGCACCACGTTCGAGGCCCGCGGCACCGCCTACCCGATCGGGGTGTTCGGCTACGCCGCCAGCGGCGGCTGGACCTCGGCCGGGATCTGGATCTGACCCTGAGCACCACCGCCAGTTCGACCGAGGGGGATGCGCCTGTGGCCTACGACGTCACGAACCGCCAGTGGGTGCCCGACCCGGTGGTGCCGTTCACGGGCCGCGTCGTCCGCATCGACGGCGACGGCGCCTGGGTCGCCGCCCTCGGGGAGGACGAGAGCACCCCGATCGGCGGCTGCCGAGGCGGCGGGGCTGGCTTGACGGTCGGCCGGGTGGTGCTGGTCGTCGAGACCGCCGACGGCCCGTGGATCGCGGGGGTCGCGTGATGGCGCTGACGTGGCAGCTGCCGCTGCAGGTCGTCCCCGGCGCCGGGTTCGCGACCCTGACGCAGGGCTCGCTCGAGGAGATCGCCCAGTCCGCGGCCCTGCTGATCGACACCACACCCGGCGAGCGCCGCTCGGTGCCCGGGTACGGGGTGCCCGGGCAGCTCGGCACCACCCGGCTCGACCCGGACGTCATCGCGGTCGCGGTCTCGCAGTGGGAGCCACGCGCTGAGCCCCTGCAGATCGACGTCGGCCCCATCACCTCCGACGGCCAGCAGGCCGTGACCATCAGCGTGGCCGACGACGAGGGGAGCAGCCTCACATGAGCTTCGACCCGCCCCAGGTCATCACCGACCCCGACGTCATTACCCAGGCCATGCTCGACGCGATGCTCGAGGCGTTCCCCGACTGGGTCGCCGTCGACGGCGACCCCGTCGTGGCGCTGATCGAGGAGATCGCCGTCGAGGTCGCCGCGACCGGCCAGGCCGCAGTCGACTCGATCGAGTACGCGCTGTTCGGGGTCGGCACGAGCGTGTTCAACGTGCCCGCCCAGCTCGCGGTCGCGGCCACGATCGGAGTGCAGGTCACCACCACCGCCGCGGGCACGATCCCGGCCGGCTTCACGGTGATCGGCGCCAACCCCAACGGCGACGCCGTCGGGTTCGCCCTGGCCACCGACACCCCGGTCGCGGCCGGCACCACCACCCTGACGCTCTCCGCGGTGCTCCCTGGTGCCGCCGGCAACGGGGTGACCGACCCGCTGACCGTGGCCACGGCCTCGGCGATCGTGAGCGCGGCCACCGTGGCGGCGGCCTCGAGCGGTGGCCTCGACCAGGAGGCGGTCGCCGACTACCTCGGCCGGCTGGTCGTGCAGCTCTCGGTGCTCCGCTTCGGTGGGGTCCGCGCGAGCGACCTGGCGATCCTGGCGCGCAGCGTCCCGGGGGTCTACCGGGCGACCGCGCTGGACCTCTACGACCCCGCCACCCCCGGCACCCCGGTCGAGAAGACGGTCACGGTGATCGCGGTCGACCAGAACGACCAGCCGGTGTCCTCGGCGGTGAACGCTGCGCTGGCGGCCCGGCTGGCGGCCGTGCGCGAGATTAACTTCCGGATCCTCACCACCACCCCGACCTACACGGGCGTGACGATCACCTACCACGCGTACTGCGACGCGACCGCCTCACCGGCAGCTGTGCAGGCCGACATCGTCGCCGCGGTGACGGCGTGGCTGGCCTCGTGGGGCACGACCGACGCCGACCCGCAGGCGTGGGTGAACACCACCACGCTGCGCTACTTCGACGCCGTGCAGGTCATCGGCGCGGTCCCGGGCGTCTCGTTCGTCGACACGCTGCTGGTCAACGGCGCGAAGCTGGACGTGACCCTCTCCGGTGCCGCCCCGCTCCCGTCACCGGTCGGGTCCGGGTCGACGGTCACCGGCACCGTGGACGCGCTGAGCTCGTGAGCGCACGCGTCCCCGTCGCCACCCGGGTCCTCACCGCCCTCGGCCGGTCCTTCGCCGACCGCGCCGGCCCGCTGCTCGTCGACCTCGTCGCCGTCCTGACGGCCGGCCTCGACACCGTCGATGCGCTGGTGCAGCCCCAAGCCGCGGTGCCGTGGGCGCCGGTCTACGACCTCGACGCGGCGAGCGACCCGCGCCTGCCTGGTCAGCTCACGGGCACGACCGTGCCCGACGGCCTCACCGCAGCACAGCAGCGCGCGTGGATCCGTGACCGGTCGTCGTGGTCGCGCGGCACCCCCGCAGCCATGGTCGCCGCCGTCCGGCCGCTGCTGACCGGCTACCAGCGCGTCGACCTCTACGAGCGCACCAGTCCGACCAGCGGCCTCGGTGGTGCGCCCTGGCAGCTGCTGGTGCGCGTCTACGCCGCCCAGCTCGGCGCTGGCGTGACTCTCGCGCAGGTGCAGGCGGCCGCTGAGACCCAGCGCCCGGTCGGGGTGGTGATGACCGTCGACGTCGCGGCCGGCGCCACCTACGGGCACATGACGGCCACGCACGGCCCCACCTACGCCGCCTACCAGGCGGCGTTCCCGACCTACGAGAGCGCGAGGACCCACATGCCGGAGAACGGGAGCGCAGCCTGATGCCGAGCACCACCGCCAAGGGCTACCCCTACCCGCTGTCGACCGACCCGAACAACCTGTCCGGCGACCTGCAGACCCTCGCCGCGTTCCTCGACGGCCTGCCTGGCATCTCCACCATGACCACCACCCAGCGCAACGCCCTGACCGGGGCGGCGCTGTGGGACGGCCGCGTCATCCGCAACGCCACCACCGGGCTGCTCGAGGTCTACTCCACGAGCCTCGCCGCCTGGCAGGGCCTGGCCGGCACCACGAAGGTCGACATCTTCACCACCTCGGGCACGTGGACCAAGCCCGCCGGCGCGGTCGCGGTGACCCTGTCGCTGGTCGGGGGTGGCGGTGGTGGGGCGGGTGGCAGCTCGAAGTCGGGGATCAGCAGCCAGCTCTACGGCGGCGCCGGGGGTGGCGGTGGCGGTGGTGCGAGCGCAACGTTCCAAGCGTCCACGCTGCCCGCAACCGTCCCGGTGACCGTCGGGGCGGGCGGCGCCGGCGGCGTGGGCTCGACGTCGAACGGCACCGGCGGCGTGCAGGGCGGGAACGGCGGCACCGGCGGCACCTCAGCGTTCGGGTCGGTCACCGCCACAGGCGGCACCGGGGCCTCGTACACGAACATCAGCGCCCCCGTCGCGGGCACCGGCGGCAACGGGACCTCGCCTGGCGGCGCGGGCGGTGGCGGCGGGATCGGCGCAGGCGTCGCTGTCGCCCCACCGGCTGGCTTCACCGGTGGCGGTGGTGGCGCGGGCGAGTCCGACTCCTCAGGCGCCAACGTCGGGTACCCCGCAGCGGGCGGGCAGGGCAACACCGGATCGCCCGGCGCGGCCGGCACCTCCGGTGCCCCCGGGACGGCCACCAACGGCGGCGCCGCGACCGGCGCCGTCAACGGCTCGGGCGGCTCGGGCGGTGGCGGCGCCGGCGGTGTGCAGAACGGCACCACGGGCAAGAACGGCGGCGCTGGCCAGCTCGGTGGCGGCGGTGGCGGTGCGTCGGGCGCGATGAGCTCAAGCGCCGTCAGCGTCACCGGCGGCACGGGCGGCGCCGGCGGCTCCGGTCTCGTCATCGTCTTTACGACTTTCTGAGGAGCACGCCCATGCGAGCAGCACTCCACGACGCCGACGGCCTGATCGTCAACGTCATCGAGCTCCCCGACGACTGGACTCTCGGCGCACCTGACGCCTACGAGCCCCCCGACGGGGTCACGGTCATGCCCCTCGACGCCGACGCGCCCGTCGGGCCCGGCTGGGTCCTCGACCAGCACGCCGACCCGCAGCCCCCCGACCCGCCCGCAGCCCCGGACCCCTTGCAGGTCCTCGCGACGCTGCAGCAGCAGGTCACCGACGCCCTGGCCAAGATCGCCGAGCTCACCGCACAGCTCGGCGCCACCACCACCCCCGAGACGAACGGAGCCGAGGCATGAGCACTCAGACCAGCACCCCGAAGTTCGGCCGCGGCGTGCTGCCCCGGCGCGACGCCCGCACCGACGCCTACCGCATCCGCGACCACGTCCCCGCGACCGACCCCGCGAGGCGTCGCCTGTGGACTCTCGGACCGCTGCTCGACCAGGGCCGCCACGGCACGTGCGTCGGACACGGCATCACCACCGAGCTGCTCGCCGCGCCGGCGACCGACCCTGTGGCCACCGCTGACCTGGGCCACGCCTACGCCCTGAACCACTACCGGCGCGCCCGGGTGCTCGGCGGCATGGACCCCGACGACCTCGACGGCGGCGCCTACCTGCACGACGGCATGCAGGCCGCGAGGGACCGCGGCCTCATCACCAGCTACCTGTGGGGGAAGACGACCGACGAGGTGCGCGACGCGCTGACCGCGCACGGTCCGGTCATCATGGCCACCCCCTGGCCCGGCCGCATGGACATCTGCGGGTCGACGGGGAACGTGACGGTCCCGAAGACCATCAGCCTCGACGAGGCGCACTGCTACGCGATCACCGGGTACGACCCGGCCCGCGAGTTCGCCCACGAGACCGTCCCGGCCTACCGGATCACCAACAGCTGGGGCGAGCAGTGGGGCCGCGAGGTCGACCCGAAGGGCGCGAAGACCTCGCACTTCACCGGGTCCGGGTGGGTGCGCGAGACCGACCTGCAGCGCCTCATCGACGCGTGGGGCGACTACGACGCGTGCTGCGTGCCCGTCTCCCGCGGCCCGGTCGACCTGACCGCCCAGCTGGCCGCCCACCCCGACCCGACGGTCTCGTGAGCCGTCGGTGACGACCACCGGCACCGACCTGCGGGTCCCGGGGACGACCTACGTGGTCGCCGCCGGCCAGGAGTGGTGGATCAACGTCGCCGACGGCGGCCGCGACCTGACCGGCTGCGTTGTCGAGACCTCACCGCTGTGGGCGTCCTGGGCCGACCGCACCCCACGCGAGGCCGAGACGATCACGATCCGCCGTGCCGACGACGAGCAGTCGTTCTGGTTCGGTCAGCCCGCCGGCGTCGCCGCCGAGGGCGGTGTGTTCTACCTCATGATCGGCGCGACCCCGGACGCCCCAGCGGTGACCCGCGCGGGCATCGTCGTCCGGGTCGGCAGCCGCGGCACTCAGGACACCGCGTGACCGTCGTCGACCTCACCGACACCGGCCTCGGCGAGCTCGCCCTCACCCCCGGCCCGACCACCGAGCTCGTGCTGCAGCCGGCGCCCAGCACCGAGCTCGTCCTCGCTCCGCCGTCCGGTGAGGGCCCACCGGGCCCACCGGGGCCGCCAGGACCGGCCGGTGTCGGCTACGTGCACCGGCAGGACACCCCAGCCGCCGAGTGGCGCATCGAGCACGACCTCGGCCGCAACACCGTGCCCGTCCTCGTTCTCGACGAGGACCCCACCCAGCCGGTCTACACCGACGTGACCCTGCTCGACCCGAACACGTGCCTGGTCACCTGGCCGGCGCCCGTCTCTGGCTACGCCTACTTCTGAGGGAGCACCCACCGCCATGGCCATGAAGCTCAAGAAGGGCGCCGACCTCTCCGGTCAGCGCGCGATCAACGTCGGCGACCCGACGACGAACACCGACGCCGCGAACAAGCAGTACGTCGACGGTGTCGCCCGGGGTCTGGACTGGAAGCACGAGGTGATCGCGGCCTCGACCGGGAACGTCAACCTCGCCTCGCCCGGCTCGACCCTGGACGGGGTCACCCTCGCCGCTGGCATGCAGACGGTCCCCGAGATCGGCACCGTCACCCGGATCCTCCTCAAGGACCAGACCACCGCGACCGAGAATGGCGTCTACGACTGGAACGGCGCCACCTCGGCCCTGACCCGCTCGAGCGACTCCGCGACCGGCACGGCCCTGTCGGGGTCGACCTACACGGTGCAGCGCGGCACAGTGAACGCCGACCGTGTCTACCGCGTCACCGCCGACGACCCGCTGACCATCGGCACCACCTCGGTGACCTTCGCGCAGGTCGGTGGCGCCGCGTCGCCCTACACCGCCGGCAACGGTCTGACCCTGTCCGGGCAGCAGTTCGCGGTGCAGCCCGGCAACGGCATCATCGCCGACGGCACGAGCACCCGCGTCGACCCCAACGTGGTGGCCCGCAAGTACGCCGCCGACTGCGTCGCCACGACCAACCCGCAGACCTTCTCCCCGGGGCTCGGCAACGACCTGATCGTGCAGGTCTACGAGTCGGGCACCCAGGTGTTCCCCGACATCTCCACCGCGGCCGGGGTCATCACCGTCGACTGGGGCTCGGCCCCCACGGCCGCTCAGTACCGCGTCGTCGCGACCGGCTGAGGCTGACCAGACGTGTCGACCGCCCTGCGCAAGGGCCTGCGCGCCCTCATCAGGGCGGCCGGCTCGTCCGACAACCCACCGTCCGGCCAGCGGCTGCTCTACCCGGGCACCGCAGGCTGGATCGACCGGGCCTCCGACGGCACCGAGAACCGCATCGTCGACGCCGCCCTGGCCAAGAGCCAGGCCGGGCTGCCGTCCTACGTCCCGGCGACCGTGCTGGGCCCCTACAACCCGATGTTCTGCACCTACAACGCCCTGCCCTCGCTGCTGCGCAAGACCGAGGCGGCCTTCGCGAACGCAGCCACCTCGCGACGCCACGTGCTGGTCATGGGCGACTCGATGGGCCTGGGCTACAACGGCGTCAGCGTGGTCGACGCCAACTCCTACCCCAAGCAGCTCTCGACGGCGATCGCCAGCGCGCTCGGCATCGCCCCGGGCGGGTCCGGCATGACCCCGGTAGTCTCGGCCGGCGGGGTGCTCAACAACCTGTGGACCACCACCGGCACCGTCAACACCAGCCTCTACCCGGCGATGCTGACGATGTCGTCGGGATCGACGGCCACGTTCGCCCCGCCCGAGGCGGGCACCGCCGTGGCGTTCACCTACTCCGACCTGTCGGCCGCGTTCACCTACTCCGTCGACGGCGGCACCGCAGTGGCCGTGACCCCGGGCGGCACCTCCACCACGAAGCGGGTCGCGGTCACCGGTCTGGCCAGTGGCCCGCACACGATCCGGATTACCCAGACCGCGGCGTCGGGCAACGTGTTCCTCTACACCGGCGAGGTCTACGCCACGACCGGGGTCTCGGTGCACAACCTGTCCTACGGCGGTTCCCGCGCGGGCGCCGGCGGGCCGAGCGCGTCGTGGACCGACACCAGCTCGGGCACGGGCACCTCGATCTACGGTGCCCGGAAGCAGTCGTTCGATGCCGCCGCCTACACCCCCGACCTGGTCGTCGTGTGCCTCGGCCCGAACGACATCTTGGCCGGCGACAGCAACGCCACCGCCCTCGGCGGTCTGCTGACGATGAAGGGCTGGTACCCGACCGCCGATTTCGTGCTGCTCAACACCTGGGAGCAGCCAGCCAGCCCCGCCGGCACGTGGGACTCCTACCGGGCCGCGAAATACGCCTGGTGCGACACCAACGGTGCGGTCTACGTCGACCTGTCCGCCAAGTTCGGGCCCGTGACGACCGCGCAGGCCAATGGCCTGGTCAACACCACCGACAACGTGCACCCCACCGACGGCGCGAACCGCGAGATCGGGCGACTCCTCGCCGCGCCGCTACTGCTCGGTGGCGGGGCGCTCTCGCAGGCCGCGGCCGACGGCAGGTACGCCCGGAACACCTACGGCGCGCAGGAGAAGAACGCCCCAGTGACGGGGACCGCCGGCACGGTGGTCGCCGACCTCTCGCAGGCGTCCTTCTTCACCCTGACCCCGACCGCAGCGGTGACGCTGTCGCTGGTGAATCTGCCTCAGGCCAGGGACACGCTCACGGTGTCGGTCCTCATCACCCAGGGAGCGACGGCCTACGCGGTGACGATGCCCTCGGGCACCGTGTGGCTGCAGGCTGTGCCGACGCAGGTGGCGAACAAGGCGTGCCTGATCACGATGACCACGAGCAACGGCGGGGCGACCTGGTACGCCACGGCGGCAGTGCAGCCGTGAGACGCGGCGCCAGCACCGTCCGCACGGTCGCAGCGACCCAGACGATCCAGACGATCACCACCCCGGGCTCGGGGACGTGGACAGCGCCAGCGGGTGTCACCTCGGTACGGGTGCGGTGCTGGGGTCCCGGCGGCTACGGCGGTGTCGGCACCGACACCGGCACCCTGCGCGGCGGTGGCGGCGGCGGCGGCGGCGGTTACGCCGAGGCGGTCGTGACCGTCGTGCCGGGCATGAACTACGCCTACGTCGTCGGCGCCACGGGGGCGGTCAACGGCTCAGCCGGGACGGCAACGACGTTCAACTCCCTCTCGGTCATCGCGCAGCCCGGTGCCATCGGCGGAAACGCCACCAGCACGGCAGGAGGCGCCGGTGGCGCCGGCGGTGGCGCCGGGTCGGCCAACGTGGGCGCGGCAGCCAACTACATCGGCTCGTCTGGTCAGGCTGGCGGCACGGTCACGACGACGCTCGGCGGTGCCGGCGGTAACGCGGCCGGCCCCACAGGGGTCGGGACGGGCGGCGCTGGCGGTGTGCGTTCCCCGAGCTACGTCGCACCGGTGGCCCCCGGCGGCGGCGGTGTCGGCGGCAACGGCAACGGGACCAACCCAGCGCCGCCTGCTGGCGGCGCGAACGGTCAGATCCAGTTCGTCTACTGACCGCCCACCCCTGGCGCCTTCAGGTCGACGTCAGGCGCCGCACGACGCCGAGCGACTCCCACGGGTAGCTGCCCGGGTCGTTGCTGACGCGACGGTCGAGCATCACCCGCGGCCGCTCGGCCGTGACGTGCCCACGCGCCCACACCCGGGCCGCGTCGTCGTCGGCGAGCTCGGCGACGGCCTGGAATCCGTCGGTCGCGCTGACCCGGTACTCGCTCACCAGCCCATGCTCACCCGTGCGGACGCGCGGGTCCATGGCCCCTCCACAACCCCACCTCTCGGGAGGCCCACCGCATGAGCGCCGCAGGTCACGAGTTCCGGGCCAACGCCACCGCGAACAGTGCTGAGTTCTACCCGCGCGGCCAGCGGGTCGCGCTGGCCGTCTTCAGCCTGCTGGTCTCCCTGGCCGGGCCCCTGGCCGTGGCGTACCCGCCGCCGTCGATGGCCGAGACCGTCGGACCCGGCACCGCGGTGTGGTGGGGGGTCTACGTGCTCGCCGGCGGCCTGCTGTGCCTGGCCGCGACCATCTTCCGGGCGTGGATCCTCGAGTACCTCGGCATCCCCTTGGTGATGTCGGCGCTGGTGTTCTACGGCGGTGTGGTGCTGCGCACCACCGGCAACGTGCCCGGCCGCTGGACCGGCGCGGTGCTGCTGCTCGCCTTCCCGGCGCTGCTGGCCGCCCGGTGGTGGATCGTGCACCAGCTCGCCCGCCACGTCGCCGGCCGCCGCGGCCCCGTGCGGCAGGGCTGAGGCGCGTGGACACCAGCTGGCTCTCGGTCATCCTGGGCGCCGGTGGCGTCGGCTTCGTGGGGGCGCTGTTCAAGGGCTACAAGCTGCTCCGAGACTCCGCAGCGACCCGCGAGAAGCGCGCCATCCGCGGCCTCGAGAAGTGGCGTCTCGATGCCGACGCCCGCACCGACGAGGCCCTCGCCGAGCTCGACTACGAGCGGTCCCTGACCGCCTGGTGGGGGCGGCGCGCCGGCGTCCTCGAGTACGCCCTGACCTCGCGCGGGTACCCCGTGCCGCCACTCGACGAGCCGAAGCCGCCTCGTCCGACCCCGCAACAGCCGACCCGCAAGGAAGGGCGCGCTCGTGAAGAGTGACCCGCTCAACCACCTCAACTCGCCGACCGACTTCGCCAGCGCACTGCGCCGTCGCAACCGGGCGAACGCCTGGTGGATCCTCGCTCTCGGCGTCGTCATCGCGCTGCTCGTCGGCGGGCTCGTCGTGGCCATGCGCGCCGAGCAGGGGGCCAGCAGCGACCGGGACGCCGCCGCCCAGGACCGGGCCAGCCTCGCCGCGGCGCTGCAGCTGCAGCGCGAGCAGTTCCGCTACTGCACCAAGCCCGGCAACACCCAGGCCGCGGGGTGTGAGAAGCCGGCCGCGCCGGACCCCGGCCAGGTCATCACCCAGGGCGACCCGGGTGCCACGGGCCCCGCTGGCCCGGCCGGGTCCCCGGGTGCGACCGGGGCCGCTGGCCGACCGCCCACCGCCCAGGAGATCGCCCTCGCGGTGCGCGCCTACTGCGCCACCGGGGTGTGCGTGGGGCAGCCCACCGACGCCCAGGTCCGTACCGCCGTGGCGCGCTACTGCTCAGGGGGCACCTGCAGGGGCCCGGCCGGCAGCAACGGCAGCAACGGCACCGACGGCACCGACGGGGCGGCTGGCGCCGACGGCGCACCCGGTGCGACCGGCCCCGCTGGCCCGCCGGGCCCTGGCCCGACCGACGCGCAGATCAACCAGGCCGTCGCCACCTACTGCGGCAACAACGACTGCACCGGCCCCGCTGGCCCGCAGGGCCCCGCTGGCTACCCCGACTCCTTCGACTTCACCGTCGCGACCATCACCTTCGTCTGCCGCGACCCCGACGGCGACCACCACTACAGCTGCGACCCCAACGGCTGACCCCTGCACCGCCTACGCCTCGCCCTCGGCCGTCTGGTCGCCGGGCCCACCAGCACGACCACACCCACGAGGAGCCACCGCATGACCACGTTCTCCGACGTCATCGAGCAGGCACACACCGCGCTCGGCTACCACGAGGGCCGCAGCCCGAACGGCGACTGGAACAACCACGAGAAGTTCGCCGCCGAGATCGGCCAGAAGTGGGTATCCGACGGCGGCTACCCCTGGTGCGACATCTTCGCCAACTGGTGCCTGGTCAAGGCCGGTCTGGTGCCCGGGCAGGACATGCCCGCGGTCTCGGCGTCCTGCGCCGTCTCGGTCGCCGGGTGGCGCAAGCTCGGCCGGTTCTCCGAGTACCCCGCGCTCGGCGCGCAGGTGTTCTACGGCCCCGGCGGCGGCACCCACACCGGGATCGTCATCGGGTTCTCGCCCTCGACGGTGACCACGATCGAGGGCAACACCAACACCGACGGCTCAGCCGAGGGCGACGGGGTCTACACCAAGACCCACGCCCGCCGCGACGCCTACGTCTTCGGCTACGGCTACCCGCGCTACGACAAGCTCGTCTCGGCCGACCCGAAGTGGAAGGGCCGCAGGTGAGCACCACGCCGGCGAAGACCCGCGCCAACATCGACCGGTTCGCCGCCGCGCTCTCGCCGGCGGCGATCGGCGCGCTGGCCGAGATCGACGAGGGCGACCCGGGCAACGAGCACCGCATGGTGCGCCTGGCGTTCGGTCGCGGACCCGACGACGCCGACACCGACGTGCGGAACATGCCGACCCGCGAGCCGATCTTCGCCGGGTCGGACTGGCACATGGGTGAGGTCGCGACCCTGGTCGGGATGCGCGGCATCGTGCACGCCTCGCCCACCCGGCTCGTCTCGGGGTGCCAGATCACCCACGCCGCGACCGGCTACGTCGTCCCGGTCATCACTTGGCACGGCCCCACGCACGCCTACAACGGCCCGCACGACGCCCCGCACCGCGCCGAGCTCATCGACGGGTGGGGGCACTGCTTCGACGTCGGCCGCAGGGCGATCGCCGCGCAGGTCGACCAGGGCCGCCCGGTGATCTTCGTCGGCGACATGAACCGCCACGACATGCCGCTGGTGCACCCGCGCGAGCGCCGCCTCGGCGACTACGGCCCCGACCACCTCGGCGTCGTGCTGCCCGACGGCTGGGCCGTCGGGAACCTGCGCACCCGCACGGTGCCGCTCACCATCGACACCCACGACGGCCACCTCATCACCGTCACGCTGACCAGCCCGCACGGCGTGAAGCTCGACGCGCAGGTCGGCTTCGCCAACTTCGGCCGATGATCGGCCGACGCATCGGCCCGTGGGCCGATCCGCGGTGGAGCCAGCGCCACGACGGCTGGACCGCGCCGTTCGTCCTCCTCGCCGACGCCAGCAGGGCGCTCGGCCGTCTCACCCAGCCCTACCGGAAGGCACGCCCGTGAACGTGTTTCAGCTGATACCCGAGCGGTTCCGCACCGCGCTCTACCTCGTGCTCGGCACCCTGGTGCTGGCCGAGGGGGCCACCTCGGCGGCCTACGCCGCGATCGAGCACGACGTCCCGAAGTGGCTGCTCGCCGTCGCCGCGGCGACGGCCTACGTCGGCGCGGCCGCGCACTTCACCGCCGCCGCGAACGTGTCGGTGCCTCCGACCTCGCCGTCGAGCAAGCGGGCGCGTCGCGCGCCCCGCACCGACGCGGGGATCGTGACTGCTCGAGTGGTCGCCGGCATGGCTGCCGGCGCCATGATCGTGGCCAGCGGCACCGTGCTGCTGATGCGCTGACCCGCCGTCGTCGAGGTGTACCTTCGACCACAGGCAGGCGTTCATCGCCGCTCAGGCCCCGCGGTTCTCCGCTGCTAGACGCGGTCGGCCCCGCAGAACCGCCCCGCTCGACTTCGGTCGGGCGGGGCGGTTTCGCGCGTCCGTAGGCTGCAGGCGTGCCTAGACCGCTCGCCCGTCACGTGTGGGTCGAGCAGGACGGTGACCGGTTCGCGGGGCTGCTGGTCGAGTGGGCGCGCCGCACCGAGCTCGGCGACTGGGAGGGCCGGGTGATCTGCTGGCAGGAGGTCCACGGCCGCTGGCAGCTGGTCGAGCGGTGGTTCCTGGCGGGCATGCTGCGCCCGGCTGACGGACCTGCTCGCGGGGCTGCTGACGGGCCGGGCGGCGGCGGGTTACCGTCGCTCTCGTGACTGATGATGACCGGCGGGGGCGCCGTGACGCTGCCCGGCCGAATGACCTCTTCTTCTCGGGTGGGGTCGAGCCCGCCGGCGGCATGTTCGTGCGCGGCCGGGCCTCGGCCTCGCAGCCGTCGCCCTCGCCCGCGGTGCCGGTGGGTCCGGTCAGCTCGACGCTGGCCTGGGTGATCGCCGTGCTGCCGCTCGTGGCGATCCCGCTTTCGCTCGGGCTGGGCGGCGGTGCCGTGACGGTGGTGGCGGTGGCGACGTTGGCGCTGGCGTTCGTCGATGCCCGCCAGCTGCCTGAGGGTCGCCGCAACGACTGGCTGTGGGCGCTGCTGACTGGTGGTCCGTACCTGCTGGCCCGTCAGCGGGCGTTGCGCTCGACTCCGGCGATCCCGGGTGTGTGGCTGCTCTCGGTGATCGTGGCGGTCGGTGTGCTGGCGGTGGTGGCGGTCTCGTCCTAGAGCTTGAAGCGCCAGCTGAACCCGCGGCCGAGGCGGATGCTGCCGCGGCCCTTGCTGGACACGCTGACGCGGCCGACGCGGCGGCTGATGCTGGCGCCTCGGGTGGAGACGTTGAGGAAGGTGTTGCGGCCGATGCGACGTCGGCGGCGGTAGGTCAGGCCCATGGCGGTGGCGCTCTCCTCGGGTGCGGGGGTCAGGCCGCGGGTGGTGTGGCCGCTGCGGCCATCATGGCGGCGCGGATCGAGTCGGGGCGGATCTTGGTGTAGCGGACGGTGGTCTCGACCTTGGCGTGGCCGAGCAGCTCTTGCACGGCGCGCAGGTCCTTGGTGTTCCAGTAGGCGACGGTGCCGCACCGGTGGCGCAGGGTATGGCAGGTCCAGTTGTCGGGGAGCGCCCGGGAGACCAGGCGGGTGACGTGGCCGGGGGTCAGGGGCCCGCCGGCGCTGGCGATGCTGGGGAAGATCCACCCGGGTCCGTGGGCGAGCAGTTCGCGCGCGAGGTCGTCGTGCAGGGGGACGTCGCGGACGTGGCCGCCCTTGCCGAGCACGCGCAGCGACCAGCCGAGGAGGTCGGGGGTGATGTCCTCGCGTCGCACGCGGCTGATCTCGCCGGCCCGCAGTCCGTGGTGGGCGGCGAGGCGGATCATGAGCTGGACGCGGTCGTCGGCCTCGAGCAGGGCCTGGCGGTAGATGTGCTCGGGGGTGGGGCGGGGGACTGCCCGGGGCAGGGTGATGATCGGCAGCAGCTCGGCGGGTGACTGGGCGCACCGGCCGGTGGCCATGGCCCAGCCGTAGAAGGCGCGCAGCGCGGCGCGGACGGACCGGCGGGTCTCGGGTCCCCAGTTCTGTGCGGCGAGGTAGTCGATGATCTGCTGGGAGGTGACCTGCCAGGGGTCGACGTCGATCTCGCGCAGCACGCGGCCGACGTGGTAGGTGCGCAGGCGGATGGTGCCCGCTGAACGGTTGGCGGTGCGCATCCACGAGACCCAACCGTCCAGTTCGAGACGGATCATGCCCGCAACTTGCCCGCGCTCTTTACTTTCGGGTTCACCCCGGAGGACTGGGTTGACGCGGGCAACCTTCACGCGGCTGAGTCGGCGGCGTGCCAGGTGTTGAGGTAGCGGACGGCGAGCGGCTCAAGCGGCTCGGGGACACCCCAGCCAAGCACGACCTCGACGTGCATGCCACATACCTGAACGCGAGCGGTGTGGGAGAGGACCAGCTCGAGCTTGGCCTCTCGGCGGCACAGTCCGAACTCGCACACCGGGGATCCGGGTTCGGCGATCGTCTCGGGGTGGATCTCGATCATGCGCTGACCGGCTCGCGCACGACGGGGGCGGTGTAGACGCAGCGGACACGTCGGCCGGTCGGGGAGGAGACGTAGACCTCGCCGAACGATGCGAACGCCACGGCTGCACGCGGGTAGTAGCGGCGTCGGAAGACCCCGGCCGCGACATCGTGGGCGTCGTGCGCGGCGGTCACGGTGTCGCACTGCGCCCCGCTCAGGGTGTGCTCGCGCGCGGCGGCGCCTGCGGCTCGTGTCGCGGCGTAGTAGGCGTCCTTGAGCGCGACGAGCCGGGCTGCGTCGGCGTCGTGCTGGGCGCGGTCGATTCGGGGGCTCATGCGGACCGCCGGCGGGCTGCTACGGCGCGGTGCGCGGCGAGGTTGACGACCTGCGCGGCGGGCTGCTCGTGCACCCGCTCAGGGGCCAGCGGGGGCACCATGCGCAGGCGGCGAGGCCGGTAACCGGAGGGTTGTTGGTTCGAGTCCAACCGGGGGAGCGACCCGGAGCCCCCGACCGCCAAGCGGTCGGGGGTTCTGTCGTTGGTGAAGCCGTAGAGGTACGCCTCGGAGACGCCGAACAGGTCGGCTAGGCGCTCAAGCTCGCTGACCGAGAATTCGAGCTCGCCGGTGGTGCGGCGCGATGCCGCGGGCTGGCTGATGCCCAGGCGCATGGCCAGGGCCTTGCCGGTGATGCGCTGTTCGCCCATGAGGCCGCGCACTCGTCGCGCCACCCCGTCGGCCCGGCGCTCGACGCCGGTCGGCTGTACTGTCATGTAGCGCACTCTATACCCGCTGAGCGGAATCCGACGACTGTCTGAGGATAAGAATCGACAGGCGCGACACGCCGATGATCTCGAAATGCTCGGATCGTCTATCCGCTTAGCGGAAACCTATGCGACGTGAGCACACCACAGTCCACCAGCGTGGCCGACAACGTGCGCGCCGAGATGGCTCGGCGTCGCGTGCGGCAGGTCGACCTCGCCGCGGCCCTCGGGATCAGCCAGACCGCCACCCACCGCCGCGTCACCGGCGAGATCCCCTTCGACGTCGACCAGCTCGCCGTCGTCGCTGACCTTCTCGGCGTGACGCGCACCCACCTACTCGGCGAGACCGAGACGGCGGTGTCGGCCTGATGCCCAGCGACCCGAACGTCCCCGCGACCACGGCCAGCGCGGTCGTGCCTCCATCGGTCCTGCGCTGCGCGACCTGCGCCGAGTACGTCGACCGCCGCACCGCAGTCCTGGTGAGGGAGTTCGTCAAGCACCGCAACACCACCGGCGAGCCCATCGGAGCGATCGTGCACCGCTACCTCGCTGGCGTGCACGCTCGTCACCTCGCGGGCCTGCCGATCCTGGCGGTGCTGGCATGAGCGCCTGGGAGCGCGCCGTTGACCGCGCCCACGAGATCCTGAGCGACGACACCCCTTCGCTGGTCAAGCAGCTGTGTGACGCCCCGGCGCCCGCGACCGGCAGGGTGATGATCCGGTACGGCGACCCCGGACCGTACTACCCCTCTCGACCGATTCCGCGCGGGGCCGTGGTGGGGGTCGACGACCTACTCGGCGGTGTCCCGTCCACGCGCCCGGCTCCCCGCGTCGAGCGTCACGTGCCGGTGCGTGGCCGCGAGATCGGCGGCATTCACTACGTGCGCACCGAGGACGTCGTCGCGCTGCTCCGCGCCAACGGCGTGCTGCCGAAGGCGATCGCCTCGCTGATGACGAGGTGCCCGCGATGAGGTTCGACGGTCCCACCCTGGCCCGTGCCTGGCTCGCCGTGGCGCACGCCTCGAGCAGCGACAAGGTGCTGCCGACCCTGTACCGCACCGTCATCGTCGAGGAGTTCCCCTCGGGCGTCCGGCTGTGGGCGACCGACCGGGTGCTGCTGCTCACCGCCTGGGTGCCGGACCTCGACTCGTGGGACGGCGCCGAGCCCGAGATCGACCAGGCGCCCGACCGGGTCGTCATCTGCGCCGACCTCGACGGCCGCGCCCGCTCGCTGTTCGGCTACGTGCTGGCGTTACAGGGCCGCCTGCCCGTCGACGTCCGCGAGGAGCCGGGTGAGATCGAGCTCGGCATGCGCTTCGACGCCAAGCTCCCCGCTGGCGCCGGGGGAGACGACGCCACGCTCGACGGGATGGACCCGACCTTCACGGTCCTCGACGTCCCTGACACCGAGCGGGTCTACCTGCAGGTCGTCGAGGCCCAGGCGCCGGACTGGCGTCCGATCGTGCTCGGCCACGAGAACCGCAAGGCCGACCGGCTGCAGGTGACCGCCGAGGTGCTCGAGCGGGTCGCGAAGGTCCGCAAGCACGCCGCAGGGCCCCTCGAGTGGCGCTTCGGTGGCCGCGAGCGCGCCGCCCGCATCGTCTACCCCGAGTCCGACCCGCTGATCGAGGGCGTCTTCATGCCCCGCAAGCTCGAGGTGCCCGGCCACCACGACACCGAGCCGTGCCGTGCGTGTGAGGCCGGTCTGTGCCTGCGCCACGGCTCCGGGGTCGTGACCATCGGCCCCGACTCCGACGACGTCGACCTCGAGCTGCTGGTGCAGGCCGTCGAGACGGTCCTCACCACGCAGAACGGCTCCACCGGCCACCTCAAGCGCACCCTGCACGTCGGCTCGGCCAAGGCGCAGCGCATCGCCGGGATGCTGCAGGACCTCGGCGTGATCGCCGCCGAGGCCGAGCCCGGCCAGGCCCCCGAGGTGCTGTTCCCCGCCGAGGAGCTCGAGGCGCTGCTGACGATCGTCCGCGACGTCGCCGCCGCCGGCGACGAGCTCGACGCGGCGATGACCGCTGACCTGACCGAAGACCTGTCCGACGGCCTGACCGTCGACCTGAGCACCGCCGAGGACGGTGAGCCACCGATGCCCGACGACGGCTGACCCACGATCCCCGGCCCGTCGAGCGACTTCCCTGCTCGCCGGTCCGGCGGGCGGTCGCCGAGGTCGTCACCCCGCCCAGCGGGCTCGGCGGCCGCCCACACCAGCACCACCACCCAGCACCGCGCAGGCACGTCCGCCTGACCGCGGCCACAGACACGCCCGAAACCGGAGAACCGCATGTCCCACTACACGGCCCGCAGAACAACGCCAACACCCACCGCAACAGGCGGCGGGGCTAACCTCGCCGACCTTCTCACCGTCGCTTTCGTCGTCCTCAAGCTCTGCCACGTCATCGACTGGTCCTGGTGGTGGGTGCTGGCGCCTACGTGGCTCGGCATTCCGCTCGGAGTCGTCATCAATCTGCTCCTGCGCCGTGCGTTCGGTGGGGGGCGGCGCTGATGACGATCCCCCTGCCCGCAGGCGAGCAGCACCCCGCCACCGTGCACCAACTGAAGACGTGGCCGAGCTACTTCCAGCCCGTCTGGACCGGCGAGAAGACCTTCGAAGTCCGCTTCAACGACCGCGGCTACCAGGCCGGCGACGTGCTCGACCTCCGCGAGTACGACACCAGCCGCCCCTGCGGGTGCCGCGCCGCCATGGTTCACCCCGGCGTCGTGCTCGGAAGCGGGAGCGTGCCTCTCCCGGCGTCGGTGCCGACCCGCCACCGCGGACCCGGCGCGTGCGCCCGCTACACCGGTCGCTCGGTACTCGCCCGCGTCGGGTACGTCCTCTCGGGCACCCCGAACCGTGGCCCGCACCAGGGCCACGACCTCGGCGGCAACGTCGTGCTCTCGCTGTGCGACCCCATCCGCGACGACGACACCGCCTCGCCGTCGCTCGCCACCGGTGGCCCGGTCGCCCCCGGCAGCGTCGCGATCGTCGGAGAGGGAGGCACCTCAACCACCTCGGGCGGTGGCATCACGGTCACCCACCACGTGTCCGCTTCGCCGCAGGCCGTCGCTGACGCCGCCGAGCGCGCCCGCCGAGCCCGGGGGGAGCAGCGATGATCGACGGGGTCGAGGTGTTCACCGGGACCGACGTGCACGACGGCGTCGAGTACCTGGTGCGCAACTACTACGAGGGCGGCGAGGTCGTAGCCCGCACGCTCGCGACGCGCAGGGTAGACGCGACCTCCGACAGCTGGTCGCCCGAGGTGCAGCTGGTCACGGTCTCGGAGCCCCCGTGCTGACCCGGCGAGGCCGCCGCGCCCAGCGGCTCGCGGGAGCCCTCACGAGCGTGATCTGCGCCGCGATGCTCTACGGGATGATCGTCGGCGCGTTCGCCGGCTACTGGCTGGGGTGGCGGCCGTGAACGCCGACCAGCTCGACCGCACCGACGCCGAGCTCGTCGACGACGCCCGCGAGGCGCGCGCCGAGGGCATCGCGACCGCCGAGAACGCCGCCGACCCACGGCTCGAGGCGGCCATCGACGCTGCTATCGCCAGGGCCAACGCCGCCGGCAAGCCGTGGTCGGTCAACGACATTCGACGCGAGTTCCCCGTCGTGTCCTCGGGTCTGGTCGGCGCCCGTGTCCGGGCCGCGATGATGCGCCGCCCGCTCGAGATGATCGCCGTGAGCACGACGCCCTCGACGCTGCGGAACACCCACTCGAAGGACGTCACCGTCTGGCTCGGAGTCTCCGCGTTCCCCGACGCCACCCCCGACAGCACCGGCACCACGGCCGAGGACATCGCCGACGCCATCACCCTCGGCGTCTCCGCGTTCGAGGCCGCCGCCCGCGACCTCGCCCGGGTCGCCGCCGGTCTCGACGTCGCCACCCGCGCGCACCTGCTCGACCAGCTCGGCGCCGGCCGCGAGCACCTTCGCGCCGCCCACACCCACCTGACCCGCTCCCATGCAGGAGACCGCCCATGACCGACCCGAAGATCACGGCGAGCACGACCCGCACCGTGGCCCTTCGTCACACTCGCAGCCTTCGCCTGGCCGACCTGATCGAGTTCGTCGAGCAGTGCAACGCCAGCGGGCTGCCCCCCGACGCCCTCGTCGAGGTCAGCGGCATCTACCTCGTCGAGACCGTGCTCGCGGACAAGCTCTACGCGTTCACGCAGGTCTCGGCTGAGGCCGCCGTGGCGGTGCAGGCATGACCGGCGCAGGGGTGAGCATCCTCGGCCCGCTGGGCATGGCGACCGAGATCGACTTCGACCCGGCGCTGCCCGGCTCGGAGACCACGGTCGCGCTGTGGCTGCTGACCGGCCGTTGGCACCCGCTGTGGCAGCAGTTCGCGCTGTCGGTGGTGCACCTGCGCGAGACGCCGACCGGACCGCAGCCGAACCGGCACTTCCCGGGCGCGACGCATGAGCTGATGGTGGCCGCGCTCAACCCGAAGGAGCGACCGGTTGGGCACCTGCACTCGGCTGAGACGTTCGCCGCCGGCGGGTTCGCTGCCGTGGGTGGGTGGCTGACCCCGATCGACGTCGTCCACCAGTTCGAGGCCACCGACGCCGAGATGGTGCAGCTGGCGAAGTCGTGCGCCGGCGGGTGCCTCTACGGGGTGCTGAACCCATCGACCGACGACGCCCGTGAGGCGCTGCGCGAGCAGTGGCTTGGGACGTGCGTGCGCACTCTGGCGCACCTGCGCGGCGAGGAGCACGCTCGATGAACCGCGCCCTTGCAGTCCTCGCGGCTGCCGCCTTCGTGGCCGCCATCGTGCTGGCCAACTACGCGACCACTCATTACGGCCTGGTGCCCGTCGGCTTTGGTCTCGTCGCAACGGCTGGCACGTACCTCGCCGGAGCCACGTTCGTGCTGCGCGACACCGTGCAGGACGGCCTCGGGAAGGTCGCCACCGTCGCCCTCATCGCCGTCGGCGCGGGCGTCTCGTTCGCTCTCGCGGGTCCTGCCATCGCACTCGCGAGCGGTGCCGCATTCCTGGCCTCCGAGGTCGCCGACCTGGCGGTCTACACGCCGCTGCGGCGCCGTGGGTACGTGAGAGCGGCTGTCGCCTCGAACGTGGTCGGTGCGGTCGTCGACACGGCGCTGTTCCTCTACCTCGCGCGGTTCCCGGTCACGACCTCGTCTGTGGCGGGCCAGATGTCGGGCAAGCTGGCCGTGACTCTCGCGGTCGTGGCCCTGGTCGTTGGGGCCCGCGGTGCTCTATCTCGCGAATCCGTGCGGGTCTGAAATGGTCACCGACGCCATGACGGCCGGCCAGCTCGGCTACATCGACACACCCGCGCAGGGCAACCTGCGCCCCGCTGGTGTCACCTGGTGCGCCGACAACGGCTGCTTCAGCGACAGGTGGGACCAGGGCCGGTGGTGGGCGTTCCTCGTCCGCAACGCGCACGCGGCCGACTCCTGCCTGTTCGCCGTCGCCCCCGACGTCGTCGCCGATCACGACGCAACCCTGAAGCGGGCCACACCGTGGCTGCCGAAGATCCGAGAGCTGGGTTACCCCGTCGCCTTCGTCGCCCAGAACGGGGTCACCATCCCGTCGGTGCCGTGGCAGGCCATCGACGTGATCTTCCTCGGCGGCTCACTCGAGTGCGTGCCCTGCGGTCACGTCTACCGCGAGCCCCGACGCCCAGATCGTGACGAGCGGTGCCCGCACTGCTCGCGCCTGCTGACCGAGTGGAAGCTCGGCGCTGCTGCTCGAGCGCTCGTGGCGGCCGCGAAGGCGCGCGGCAAGCGCGTGCACATGGGGCGGGTGAACAGCGCACGCCGCTGGCGCTACGCCGCTGCGATCGGGTGCGATTCCGTCGACGGGACCTACCTGACCTTCGCCCCGGACGCGAACCTCCCGAAGGTCCTCGCGTGGGGGCGTCGACTCAACGAGCAGGGCGCCCTGTTCGGGGGTGTCGCGTGACCGGCGAGATGACCGTCGGCGAGCTGCGGCGCCTGCTGGCCGAGCAGCCCGACCACTACCCAGTGGTGGTGGGTCGCGAGTACGTCACTGAGGTCACGCAGACCACCCAATGGGGCGCGACGCCGGGAGTGCGCAGCGAGCGCGGCCGCCCGGGAGCCGAGCCGCTCGTGGTGGTGGTGCTGTCGTGACCGCCCCCTACTACGCCGACGAGCTCGTGACCCTTTACCTCGGCGACTGCCGCGAGGTCACCGAGTGGCTGGGCGCCGACGTGCTCGTGACCGACCCGCCCTACGGCGTCGCCTGGCGCTCCGGAGGCCTTCACCGGGTCCGCGCCCGGCGGCAGGCGTCGGTGCAGTCGATCGCGGGCGACGAGAGCACCGCAGCCCGCGACGACGTGCTCGAGCTGTGGGGCGACCGGCCAGCTGTGGTGTTCGGGTCGTGGCGGGAGGCTCGGCCTGCCCGGCCGATCTCGCACCGCCTGATCTGGCACAAGGCAGGCCGGAAGCCCGGTGTGGCGCCGGCGGCCTACTTCCCGGCAGACGAGGAGGTCCTACCTGCTCGGTGGCGGGTGGCAGGGCGCCCCGACCCCGACGGTCCTGACGACCACCGAAGCCCGCGACCGCCAGCCGACCGAGATCGGCCACCCGACCCCCAAGCCGCTCGGCCTGATGGAGCGGCTGATCGAAAAGTGCCCCCCGGGTGCCGTCGCTGACCCGTTCGCGGGCAGCGGCTCGACCCTCATCGCCGCGAAGTACCTCGGCCGACGCGCCATCGGCGTCGAGCTCGAGGAGCGCTACTGCGAGCTGACCGCCAACCGACTGACCCAGGACGTGCTGCTGTGACCAGCGCCGCGAGTGACGACCACCGCCACCACACGCGATATCGCGAACCCGCCCCGCACCTTGAGCTCGGCTTCGCCGACGACGTGCCCTTCGAGCACGACCCGCTCGACCCGCACCCCGAGCACCCAACGCCGATCGATCAGGTGCTGCGCCTGACGCTGCCCCAGCGCGAGCGTCGCGTCGAGCGCCTGGTCGAGCTCGCCGACGAACGGTTCGCCGAGGCGATTGCGACCCACGCACCCGAGCCCGGCGCGGTCGTCGCCGTCTGCGGGCTCGTCTCCGGCGGCAACGACTCCTACACCGTCGCGCACCTGCTGCAGGACCGCCTGACGCACGTCGTGCACGCCAACACCGGCACCGGCATCGAGGCCACCCGTCAACATGTCCGCGACACCGCGGCCGCGTGGGGCCTGCCGCTGATCGAGAAGCGCCCGGCCGCCGGCCAGGGGTACTTCGACCTGGTCCGCGGCGATGTGTGGGCCCAACCCCGCGACGGGGGCCCACGCCGCCGTGTCTGGGCCGGTTTCCCCGGCCCAGCCGCGCACGCTGTCATGCAGCAACGCCTCAAGGGCCGGTGCCTCGAGCAGGTGCCCCACGAGCTCGGCGTCTCAGGTTCGCGCACCCAGCGCATCGTCTACGTCGCCGGCCGTCGCCGGTCCGAGTCACGTCGCCGTGCGTCGGTCCCGCACCACGAGCGCCTCGGCACCATCGTGTGGTCCTCGCCCATCGCCGTGTGGCACAAGGCCGACCTGCGCGCCTACCGGCTCATGGCCGGCATCCGGCTGCACCGGGGTCGGCGCTGTCGCCACGTCCCGATGAACCCCATCGCTGTGCGCCTCGGGCTCTCCGGCGAGTGCGGATGCCTCGCCAACGCCGTCGAGGGTGAGCGCGAGCGCTGGTTCGCCGAGTTCCCCGACGACCCGTTCCTGCTGCAAGTGCTCGAAACCGAGGAGCTGCTCGCCGGCCCTGGCTACGAGTTCATCCCCGAGCACCGCAAGCGGTGGGCCTGGGGCGCGGCCTACGTCGACCCCGAGGACCCCGTCGAGATGGGCACCGATTCGCTGTGCGGGACCAACTGCGGCCCCGATCCCATTGCCGACGAGATGGACCCGCTGTTCGAGTGGGGCGTCGCGTGAGCGCCGGAACCGTGCTCGGCTACTACGGGTCGAAGGTGCGCGCCGCGGCGCGCATTGTCGAGCTGCTCCCCGAGCACGACGGCTACGTCGAGCCGTACTGCGGGTCGCTGGCAGTGCTGCTGGCGAAGCCCCCGGCCGGCCGGTTCGAGACCGTCAACGACCTCGACGGGGACCTAGTGACGTTCTGGCGGGTGCTGCGCGAGCGTGCGCACGATCTCGAGCGCGTGTGCGCGCTGACCCCGCACTCACGCGAGGAGTACGCCGCGTGCTGGCCGATCCCGGACGACGTCGACGACCTCGAGCGTGCTCGCCGGGTGTGGGTGAAGCTGGCGCAGGGCCGTGGCGGGCAGCTGCGGCCGACTGGCTGGCGGTATCACGAGCAGCCTCATGGCCGTTCGTCGTCGATGCCGCGCACGCTCGCCGGCTACGTGGGCCGGTTCGCCGCTGTCGCCGACCGACTCCGCAACGTGTCGATCGAGTGCAGGCCTGCGCTCGAGATCGTCGACCGCTACGGGCGCGACCCGAAGACCCTGCTCTACGTCGACCCGCCCTACCTCGGCACCACCAGGTCCCGAACCGCGTACCGCCATGAGATGACCGGCGAGGCCGACCACCGCGACCTCGCCGAGGCACTGCACCGCGTGCGCGCCGGCGTCGTCCTCTCGGGCTACCACTCGCCGCTGTACGCCGAGCTCTACGACGGGTGGCACGTCGCCGAGATCGCCGCGTTCACCGGCCAGGCCAACGGCGGCCTGGTCGAGGGCCAGCGCACTGAGGTCCTGTGGTCCAACCGCCCGTTCGGCGACGGGAGCCTCTGGTGACCCGCGAGCTCCGCATCGTCCCGGTGCGCTTCGCCGACGCCGCCGCCTTCACCGACATGTGGCACCGAACGCACCGCCGACCTATCGGGCACGTCTTCTCGCTTGGGGTCGCCGACAACGGTGGCCAGCTCGTCGGCGTGGCGTGCGTCGGGCGACCGGTCTCGCCCGTGCTGGCCGCCGACGGCCTCACGCTCGAGGTCAACCGCACGACCACCGACGGCACCCCGAACGTCAACTCGATGCTCTACGGCGCCGCGTGGCGCGCAGCGAAGGCCCTCGGGTACCGACGCCTCATCACCTACACGCAGGGCGAGGAGAGCGGTGCCAGTCTGCGCGGCGCCGGGTGGCGCGTGGTCTACGAGCGGCCCGCTCGTGGTGGGTGGAGCCACCCATCGCGCCCGCGCGACGACCGCGGCACCGAAGGCATCCCGCGCACCCTGTGGGAGGCACCCTCATGACGACTCAGCTCGACCCGCGACGCACCTACCTGGTGCCGCTGCCGTGGCTCGCGCCGCCGCTGTCGCTCAACGACCACGAGCACTGGCGTGAGCGTCACCGCAAGGGCGCCGCGGCGAAGACCGACGCGCACTGGGCGATCAAGGCCGCCCGGCTCCCGAAGATGCCCGCAGCTGCGGTGGTCCTGCACTGGCGGGTCCCGAACTGGGGCCGTCGTGACCTCGACAACATGGCCGCGTCGCTGAAGCCCGCGATCGACGCCCTGGTCGCGGCTGGGGTCGTGCCGGACGACGACTGGCGGCACGTGGTGTTCTCGGCCTCGAAGATCCACCCCCCGCAGCCGCAGCAGCCCGCCGCGATGTGGCTCGCGGTCAGTCCTCGAGACCCGCACGTCCGACCCGAGGCGGGTGGTGGCCCGTGCCGTGGCTCCGTGTAGGCGACAACGCCGCGACCTACCCCAAGCTGATGCAGATCGCCGGCTACCCGGGCGCGGACGCCCGCACCGTCAACGAGGTCCGCGGGTGGCTCTACGCGTGCGCCGGGCAGGCCGCCGGCCACGTCACCGACAACACCATCGACTTCGGCACCGCGCAGATGTTCGGCGGCGCCCGCACCCGCAAGCTCATCGGCTGGTGCGTGCAGGCCGGGCTGCTCTCCGAGACCGACGTCGACGGCGTCACCCAGTGGCTCATCATCGACGACCCCGACTTCCTCCACGGCCGCACGAAGGCCGAGCTGGCCTGGGAACGCCAGCAACGCGCCGACGCCGCCAACCCCGGCCTGACCGTGCCCGTGCGCCTCCGCGACGGCGACAACTGCCGCTATTGCGGCGTGCTGGTCCGGTGGATCGGGACGGGCAAGTCGCAACGCCGCGGCGAGCTCGACCACCGCGAGCCCGGCAAGCCCGCCATCGTCGACACGTTCGTGGTGGCCTGCCGCACCTGCAACCGCTCCCGCCAGGCGAACCCGCACTGGGACGCCGACCACCCGCTACGCCCCGTCCCCACGGTCAAGCACTACCACCGCGAGACCGCCGAGTTCCTCACGCAGAACGGCTACCCGACCGAGGCGAACGTCGGCCCCGGCAGCACCCGCCGCAGCAGCGCGGACCACGCAACGGCCCCCGCAGCGCACACCGCGCCGCGAGCCCAGCGACCCGCCTCGCGCGAACGGAGCGCCACCGACGCCACCCCGGCCGCCCAGCCGGGCCACGACGACCCCGCAGACGACGCCACAGCGCCTGTCGCGACCGTCACGGCCCCCAGTGGGGACCCGGCCCCCGCGGGCCCGGAACGGCCGTTGAACGCCGTTCCTGGCTCTACGGCAACGAGTTGGCCCGGGACGGGGCGGGACGGGGCGGGTGGCGCCTCGCGTCAGCGAGGCCGGCGCGGGAAGCGCGGACGCAAGGGCGGCCGCTCGCCCACGCCGTGCTGCTCGAGCCCCTACCCGCAGACCGACCCCGAGACCGGGGCCAGCACGTGCCTGACCTGTGGACACCAGACCCCGCCGCACCCAGAGGAGAATCCGTGAGCACTGACCCAACCCCAGCCGGTGGCGTGTGCCCGCGCTGCTGGCAGACCCGGTCCCTGTCCGGTGCGTGCGGGTGTGATCCCGACGGCGCCGGCCCCATCGACCGCCTCGACCAGCCACCACCGACCCCGCCCGTCGTGCCCGTCCGCGTCGTCCCGCCCGGCCGTGCCCGCACCGTCGGGATGAAGGCCCGCGACGTCGAGCCCGTCGACCGACCCGACGGGTGCCGCTGCGGACGACCGACCCGCGACGGCGCGTTCGTGTGCACCACCTGTCAGACCAGGATCTCGACCGCGCTCGGCCAGGTCCCCGACATGGTCCGACGCCTCAACGCCGACCGCGAGCGCCTGCGCGGCATCGACTACGCCACGCTCGGCGGCTCGACCGGCGGCGACAAGACCCCGCTGCTGGTCATCAACCTCGCCGCCATCACCGCCCGCGACCAGCTGCGCCGGCTGCTCCGCTCCCTGGTCGTGACCAGCCTGCAAGCCAGGCTCGTCACCCCGAACCTCGAGCAGCCGACGAGCATCCCCCCACGCGGTGACCTGCCGGCCATGGCGACGTGGCTGCTGTGGCGGGTGCCGAGCATGCCCTGGCACGCCGAGTTCACCTCGGCCGCCGACGACCTGGTCCACGCCGTCGACCACGCCCGCGACGTCACCACCCCACGCCCGCCCCGCCAGGACCTCGGGCACTGCGAGCTCGAGGTCGGCCGGGTGCAGGGCCAGGAAGGCGAGGTCGTGCCGGTGCTGTGCGGCGGCCGGGTCTGGGCCACCGCCGGCCAGCCGATCGCCGAGTGCGACCGGTGCCACGCAGCGATCGAGGCGCAGCCCCGACGCGACCGGCTCATCCGCGCGCTTGACGACCGCCTGTGCACCGCCGCCGAGATCGCGCACCTGTCGACCTACCTCGGCTTCAACCGCGACCGCGAACGGGTGCGGCTGCTCGTCAGCCAGTGGCACTCGCGCCGCAACAGCCGGATGCCCCAGCGCGCCGAGGACGCCAACGGTCGGCCCCGGTTCCGCTTCGGCGACGCCTACCGCCTGCTCGTCGAGTCCGAACACCGAACCCACCACGAAGGAGCCACCCGATGACCGCCCCCGAGCTCGACACCGCCCGCCTGACCCCCATCGAAAAAGACCACCTCTGGGCGACGTGGAAACGAACGGGCAACCTGTCGTCCGACGACGCCCCGTTCTGGTCCGAGGTCGACAAGATCCTCGCCGACCGCCTCGCCGCCGCCGAGCAGTGGAAGGCCGAGGCGCTACCTGTCATGGCTGGCCTGCAAGACCTGGGCCGTGCGCTCGACCTGCCGCTCGGCGCCAGCATCACCGGACCCCAGGCTGCTGAGGCTGCCACCGCGTTGCGCGAGGGGAAGGCCGCCGCCGAGCGTGAGCGTGACGCGCTGGCCGAGGTGGTGCGTGACGCAGCCCTCGAGACCTACCTGCCCGAGGGTGCCGAGATCGTCGTGCAGACGCTCATCCAGCGTGCCCAGCAAGTGCGTGATGCCGAGGCTGGGAAGGCCGCCGCCGAGCGTGCCCACGCCGACCTTGTGGCAGCGGTCGAGGCGGTGCTATCCGAGCCCGACGACACCCAATGGTGGCCGGTCGAGCCCTACCTAGACCCACCCAACGACGACGAGGTGGTCGAAACGCAGGTCATCGCCGCCGACCGCCTCCGCGCCGTCCTGGCCGTCCACACCAGCGCGCACGACGACGGGGGTGAGGGCCGTGGGTGACGAGGCCATGCTGTCCCAGGACGGCGTCTACCGCTACCTGCTGACCCGGAAGTGGGGCAGCGTCGTCGACAACGGCGCCGCGACGTTCGTCATGCTCAACCCGTCGACCGCCGACGCCACCACCGATGACCCCACGATCCGCAGGTGCATCGGGTTCGCCAAGGCGTGGGGGCTCAGCGGCCTGATTGTCGTCAACCTCTACGCGCTGCGCTCCACAGACCCCAGGGCACTCCGGGCCCATGCTGATCCGATCGGCCCGGACAACGGGCTGTACCTCGGCGACGTGCTCGACGCGGCCGCTCACCGCGGCACCCCGGTCGTCGCCGCCTGGGGTGCGCACGCCGACCCGGCCCACGCACGGACGTTCGCACGAATGGCGTCAGCGCGCGGGGTGGAGTTGCAGTGCCTCGGTCGCACCAAGGCCGGCGCTCCACGCCACCCGCTCTACATCGCGGCTGCTACCGCCCTGCAGCCTTGGTCGCCGTTCGGCGGTGACGCCCGGTGACCCCCGTCGAGCAGGCCGCGCAGGTGCTGGCCAAGCACCGATTCACCGCCTACGGATGCACGTGCGGCTGGCACTTCCCCCACAACGAGCCGATGCTCCCCGTCTACGAGCAGCACCTCGCCCAGGCCCTCGCTGACGCCGGTCTCCTCACCGACCCGGGCGCGCTCGACCGCGTGCGAGCCGAGGCGCTGACGCAGGCTCGAGACGAGATCAGCAACATGCTCGTGGGGTTCCCGGCCGGGGGACGCCACACGCGGGCGTGGTGGGCCGTGGCATGGCTCGACATCATCATCAGTCGGAGCGACCGCGCCGACCGCATCAAAGTCGACCCGAGATCGTGACCACGTTCGAGCAGGCCCGGGCTGCGAAGGCCGAGCGCGACCGGCGAGACCGGCGGCACTACACCCCGAACCTGCTCGGCGTGGTCTGTCGGTTCTGCCACCAGCGGGTGCCGGTCGCGCTCAACGCCGAGGGGTCATTCGCCCACCCGACGTGCGACCCCGAGGCGCAGGCGCTGCTCGAGCTCGACCGCCGCGACCCTGATCGGGGGCGGTCGTGAGCAGCTGGGGGAGCGACGGCGACACGCGCACACGCGCGCACGTGCGCGCGAGGGTTGGCCGGGTGTGTCAACATTCCCTGCAGGCGGACGACCTATGTCCATGCTGGGTCGCGGCGCCACTTCGGTGGGTGTGACGTGGCCAGTCGGTACGTCGTCATCAACGGCCGCAGGGTCATCGACCCGCGGTCGACTCGAGCGTGGCGCAGGCTGGTCGCGCAGGTCATCCGCGAGGAGCCTCGCTGCTGGCTGCGTCTCAGCGGCTGCACGGTGGTGAGCACGACCGGCGACCACGTCGTGCCCGTGACGAAGCGACCAGACCTAGCGCTGGTGCGGGCCAACGTCCGGGGTGCCTGCCGCCCCTGCAACGAGGCCCGTGGGAGCCTGCCGATCGAGGAGCTGCGCGTCGGTGACGAGCTCGACGACCGCCCGGCGCTGCGGATCTTCGACGCCTGATGCGCAGAAAAATTCAGCATCATCGCAGGTCAGCGGCGTGC